GTCTTGGAACTTAAACTTTGCAGGGATTTATACCCCCCTACCCATTAAAGCTCTTCCTTGCTGGCCCGTTGCTAATTCCTTTCCGCACATTGGACAATACTTTATATTAAATGTAGCTATAGTGTTGTTATTCTCAAAGATTACAATGCCTTTGTCTTTTCCTTTTCCTAATAAACTCAGTGTTATATTTCTCTCAAGAAAATGAGTATTATTTAGCGACTCGTTTGGACTACAACATATACATCTATCCATAATCATCCTTCTCCCTTCATAGTTTTACGACCCTTAACACTATTGCAATGTATACAGCTGCTTTGATGATTTGACTTTAACCAAAACAGTGGATCATCTTTGCCCTTTGGCGGTTGTATGTGGTCAACACATCTTGCTACATAATCACAACCAGGTAATCGTAACTTGCATATGTGATTACCTGGTTGTTTAAGAAACCATTTACTATACTTTGCCCACTTGCTTGTGTACCCTCGCTGTGCTGCTGATCCTCTTCTATGCTCAGAACTTTGCTGTTTATGCTTATCACAGTATCCCGTTGCTACCAGTTGGCTACACCCTGGATAGCTGCATGGTCGTTTAGGTCTTGTTGTCATATCGATCACTCTTTCGATTTACTATTTCTAATTTCTGAAATAGTTTTACTATTTCTAATTTCTGAAATAGTTTTACTATTTCTAATTTCTGAAATAGTTTTACTATTTCTAATTTCTGAAATAGATTTACTATTTCTGATTTCTAAATTAATTCATTAAATAAATCTTGTAGTTTAACGCCTTTGTTTGGTATTACTTGCACGCACCTATCATCCCATAACTCAATCATTTCGTAATCTTTTGTACATACTATAGGGAGAGCTTTTCCAATATGCTTAATACACCATTTCTCAATTGTCTTCAAGCATTCCCTCTTACTCATAGGTTCTATGTGAAAGCCTACTTCTTGTGGATTGTATGCTCGTGCTGTGAATATCTTTACTTCTTTTCCCTCTGAAATCCATTGTTTTACCCTGTCTACCATCAAAGGTATTGGTTTACCTATGTGGTTTTCGCCTTGCCATCCACTATATTCTGCTAATGTGCCATCCAAATCAACGCCTATCCAGCCCTTCGTATGTTTCATATGTTTACATCCCCCGGTTCCTTAGATTCTAATACAACTTCTATTTTATTTTCACTATTCAGCCTTATATCAGTTAGAAGCATTCCTCTATTAATGTTTACTTGTAAGCAAGCCACTTCTTCTGGTGTTGTCTTATTCTCTATTGTCATTATCCCTCTTGTTATTATTTCTGTACTTATTTTCATAATTATTCGCCCCTTCGATTTTACTTGTATAAACTTAGTGTAGCCTAATATACGCATTTACCGTATGCGTTACAACGCTGGGGTCTTTTACACCGCCGCGCAGGATTCGAACCTGTATTTAACGTTACTTATCAGGCTACTAAACTTGTATAAAGCCTTTATCAATTAAGGAGTTGCAGGTGCTTGTATTGAACATGTATAAAATAGATTTGCTATTTCTAATTTGCAAATTAGTTTTACTATTTCTAGATTTACTATTTCTAATTTCTGAAATAGATTTACTATTTCTAATTTGCAAATTAGTTTTACTATTTCTAATTTCTGAAATAGATTTACTATTTCTAATTTCTGAAATAGATTTACTATTTCTAATTTCTGAAATAGATTTACTATTTCTAATTTCTGAAATAGATTTACTATTTCTAATTTCTGAAATAGTTTTACTATTTCTAATTTCTGAAATAGATTTACTATTTCTAATTTCTGAAATAGATTTACTATTTCTAATTTGCAAATTAGTTTTACTATTTCTAATTTCTGAAATAGATTTACTATTTCTAATTTCTGAAATAGATTTACTATTTCTAATTTGCAAATTAGTTTTACTATTTCTAATTTCTGAAATAGTTTTACTATTTCTACAAATAGTACATCTCATATATAAGGTATAAATCAGAGGTTTTGTAACCCATTAAAGGGTTACACTTTTAAATATTTTTTTAATTTTATTAATTCTTTTTGTAGCTGCCCTTACTCTTCTGCTAACACTCATCTTGCTAATACCAAGTAATTGACCGATTTCAGACATCGTCATGCCATCAACATAATGCAATATCATTATTTCTTTCTGCCTATCAGTCAACTGTGTTTCGATTATGGCCTTAACGATTTGTTTCATCTTTTTACGCTGCTCATCATTATTAGAAGAATGAGTGCCGAAAGGATCGCTATATGTATTTTCATGACTCTCATAATGTTTCTGCATATTAACCTCCCGGGGTCAGGCGTAATTTTGGCGATTTATCTTTTACGGCAATTTTTTGGCGGTATTTTTTTTCGCTTTCTTTGTATTTTTCGGATTTTCGGTATTCTTTTTGGTATTCTTTTTGGTATTCTTTTCGGTATTCCTTTTCGGATTGGCGGTATTCTTTTTGGTATTCTTTGTATTTAGGATTTATATAATACTTAACTGATGTTTCCGAAATATTCACAATATTACCTATCATCGCATAACTCATTCCAGCTTCGCGCAATACCTTCATTTTCGATATTGTCAACTCATCCATATATCACCAAGTAAATTTAATATTTTATTAATTTCATCTTTTGCTTTGACGAATTCTTTTTTCGCCTCGTCCTTTTCTATTTTTGATAAGTAATATTTTGCGACTGGAATTTTTGAGCTTACGAAGGCAGTAATATCTATCATTATGGCATTAAATTCGCCAATGTTCTTTTTGCCTGAATTTTCAATCAATAAATCCTTTTTGGCGCAAACATCGGCAAGGTTATTGATTTGCTTTACCAATTTACCCTTTTCTGATTTCAGGAAATCATTTTCTTTTTCAAGGCTCTGTAGTTCAGGTAATATCTCATCCTTTTCTTTTTTAAGTTTTGTATATTGTTTTTTAATATCTTTAAGTTCTTTAAGGGTTTTAATTTCACCATTTTCAACCTTTTGTTTAAGTTCTAATGGAGTATCTTCTTTGCCAAATTCTAAAACAAGCCCTTGTGGTAATAATTTTAACGAGTCCTGGTTTTTCTCAACAATTTTAAAATAGTCAATAAGCCTTAGAGCTAGGCTCTTGCTTATACCCATGCTTGCAGTCCATTCATAAAAACTAGTGCTGCTGGTATCTTTTAGTTTCATCTTTACTTCGCTTAATATTCCGCCTACATCATAACGGAATGAAACTAAAGCAGATTTAATTTCTGACTTTTTACGTTCTAAATAATCCTGCAATTCTTGGCTTATTGCTGATTGCTCGACCTTTTGTAAAGTATTTTCAATCATAAATTTATCCTCCTCAATCTTTATATCTAGGCTCGCTGTATATAAATCTTTGGCCCTTGCGTTTATTCATGCTATAATCTGGACTGCGGTACCAATATAGATCATAGTAATGATAGACTTCTCGGGCAACATCGACCAGATCGAATTTCATATTGACTAATGGCCTTAACCTGATTTTGATTATAGCGATCTTTTCTTCATGTTCTGCTATCTGTACAGCAAATCTTTCCTCTTCTTTTGCTGTCAGGGATGCAAATTTTCTTCTTGGTATGTTTAATTCTATTTCGCTTTTTTCTTTCTGCAACTCACTAATCCGCTTATTTAGCAGTTTCAACGACGTATAATATTCTCGAGACATTTCTTTCATCGTTTTCAATCTGCATCCCCCCCATTTTAAATCTCCAAGCGTTTGGAGATTTAACCGACAATTTCTTTTATTTCCTTTAGGTCCTCAATTAAGGCGTCAAGGTCTTCCCATGGTATACCGATTTTAAATGCACCGCTATAACATATTGCAAAATTATCTGATAATAGGTCATATTCAAAACCGATAGCCGATTGAGATATCAGGCTTTTAGGTTTAAGTTTCAGCCTTTCCGCCTTTTCAGGTGTCTCCATGGTAATTCCTATTGGTTTTGCCTTACATTTTCTATTAGGTTCAATGCAAATTGCACCAGTACATGCGCCAAAATTTTCAAGCGGGCATATATCAATTGCATATTCGTCGGTTTTCTCAGGCTCTTTATAATCAACCGTTGTATTTTCTTTAGTCTCACAACTATCAGTTGTATTTTCCTGCGCTAGCTTTTCTTTTATCTTCCAAAACCTTATCATATCCCGTACTTGGGTATTTTTCAGGTTATATTTTTGTGCAATTACGCCCCACGCCTTTACGTTAGTGCCATGTTCCTTGCATTCTTCTAATAGTTGCTCTGTCGTTATTGGTAACATTTTCATATCTGTTATCCTCCTTTTTATTTCGATCCCTTATTTTATCGCCAGACTCTAATCTTACCGGCTTTTTAAGTCCATTTGGTTGTACCCTGTTGTACCTTTCAAGCTCCTCAGGTGTCAACTTTGTTGTTGTAACTGGCCCATGTGTTCTGTCTTGGCCAGGTATTATCTTCCATCCACCCCTGTAATTTATTCCGGAAATCACATTAATCACCTCCAGGTAAGTCAAAATTCCAGAAACCTTGCTGACCTTTGGCCGGTATTGGATTATCTAATATTTTTACATCTTCTAAAATCCAAGCGTATCTTCCTGGAGTATAATCACCAAACGATAATTCATTTCCACTTACCTCTATTAGGCTGTTTTTTGACTCAATAAAGGCTGTCATAATTACCTCTCCGTCTCGTTTTACAGGACGAATGCATCTGATTTTACAGCAATCAACCAGATTGCAAGTTGCAATTATCATCCCTTTCGTGAATTCTATTTCTTGTGGGTGTCCAAATGCATATGTCTTTACTTTAAGGTTTTTATCCGCATATTTTTCAATAAGGACTTGCCAAAAAGGAAAACCTTTGCAAATTTCTTTTGCATATGTCGGAATGGTTTTACTCGCATGTATTGCCAAAGGTCCGCGATAATTTGTTTTCCAAGACCTCGTTTCAATTTTCTTTTCGCCGAGAGCTATAAGTGAAGTCCAAGGCTGAATTACTGTAATTGCTTTCATTCAGAGTCACATCCTGTTATCAAAGTTTTATAAATATCTGTCAGCATCATGACTATATTTGCAACATCAGCACCTTCGGACAATATAAGAGTTTTATCATCTCGGAAAACAGCCCTATGGAATTCGTGTAATTCTTCAAAGAGTTTGTCAACCAAATAATTAGTGGTACATTCTTTCCATCCACCCTTATGTTCATTTTCCTTTAACTTTTTTTCCATTGCTTGAGCAAATACTATTACTTTCGGCCGTAAATTGCTCAAATTCTTAACCTGTTCAGGATATAATCCGCTATCTTCATAATCCGAAAGTCTCTGAAAAGATTTTTGAACAGGGCAGCCTTTACAATAATTATCTTGATGACTCTCACAGAATTCACCACATTCACTTTCACCACAGCTTTCACATAATGCCTTTAGTGTTGTGGAATCTGTTATTGCACTCATTGTTGTTAACCTATTATATTTACTCATTTAGCCCACCTCCGCATATTTCTTATGGTATCGCTCAATATATTCCTTCTGTGAAGCAGAAAACAAGTTTTCAAAAGGTTTCACCCAACTTTTATACTGGTTTTCAACCTTTTCGACTCCTTGCTGCAACTCCTGCTGTTTTTCTTTTACCTCTATCAGCTGCAATTCTATCTGCTGCACTCTGAATTCAATATTTGATGTCGGCGCTGGTGTTGATGTTGATGTTAATATCACTGCCTCTGGTTCTGGGTTCAGTAAACAGTATAGCCCTATAATTACTGACGCGATTATCAAATATGTAATTAATGTGAAGATCGGCGCTTTAGACTTTGCGGCCTCTATCACTACCTTGGGCACTTTTGGCGGAAATTTTGCACTCATGATTTGTCCTCCGGTTTTCTGAAAGTTCTGATTTTTCTTAGTGGAAATGTCTGCCTCGGTGGATTTGCTGACTTTGGTTGCCATGTAATTATTCCACTGATTAAAATTCCAATATCGTTATATTTGCATGTATCACACTTGCTGCCCATCCTTATCCCCTCCTATGCCCCTTCTCCTACGTTATCTATACCATTCGCTATCATGTGGTTTTATATTCACGCTTGATGGTCTGTACTTAGGCCTTTTGTATTTTCTATTTAAATCATCTACATTTATTCTTGTTGGTTTAAATTCTGTACATGATTCACAAGGCCCTTGTTTTTCACATTCTCTTACACAATGTTCATTGCCTTTCATCCTTACACCTCCTATTCTACTTACAGGTAAATAGTAGAATCACCTTTACACGGCGACTTATAAGCTGATTTATATTGACTATATTGTATTAGTGCTAGCTTTTTGTATTTCATAGCCTCACCCCTTATATGTGTTCTTGGTGGTATCTTTCAATACTTGTAAACTTGGTATACTGTCCTTGCCAATTAAGTTCTATCGTCCCAGTTGCGCCGCCCCTATTTTTCGCAATAATGATTTCGGCTATATTTTTCTTTATAGAATCCTTGTTGTAATAATCGTCTCGGTATATGAACATTGCAACGTCCGCTGCTTCCTCCGATGCTCCAGTCTCTTTCATGTCTGATAACATTGGCCTTTTATCCTGTCTTTTCTCGCAGTCCCTGTTGAGCTGCTGAAGTAAGATTACAGGGCAGTTCATTTCCCTGGCTAATCGTTTGAGGCTCCTTACGTTTTCTTCGTGTTCGGTGCTATCTCTATTGCTTTTGTTTGGCCTCCACATTTCCGTAAGATGGTCCACAACTATTAGCCTTAGATCTCCAAGTTTGTTTTTGATCCTTCGACACTTGGACCGCATTTCACTTGACCTCATATGTGGCGTATCATCAATTGCAAGCTTCCCATCGTATATTTCACTTGAAACCCTCGTTATCTTGACCCAGTCCTCATCGGATATATTTCCAAGCTTAATCTTAGTATTTTCAACCCTTCCCCATCCCGAAAGCATTCGGTTAATTATGGCCTCTTTCGGCATTTCCATAGAGAAAAATGCGACTGGAAGCTTTTTAATGCATGAGGTGAAAGTAATTATATTTTCCGCTAGAGCTGTTTTTCCCATTGCCGGTCTTGCTGCGATAAGAACTAAATCGCCATTTTGTAAACCTCCAAGCATATTGTCAATATCGCAAAATCCTGTTATTAGTCCCGTTATTTTACCTTTGTTCTTATACCGCTTTTCAAGCTCATTAAGTGTGGTAGTAACCGCTTCACTTGCCATGCAAAAATTATTTTGCTGCCTGTCATTGACAGAAAGTATGTCTCTTTCTGCATTGTCTATAATATTTAAAACATCCTCATTTTCGTAAGATGCCTTCAGTATAGCGGATGCTGTTTTAATTAACTTCCTGCGCTTGGAGCACTCCGAAACTATGTTTGCGTAGTGTATAACATTAGCTGTTGTTGGTATTCCATCCGTCATGTTAACGAGAACTTCAAGGCCTCCAACCTGTTCGGCGGTTCCTCTGGTTTTCAATCTTTCTGATACTGACAAATAATCTATAGCTTCAAGGTTATTGCTCAGCTCGGATATTGCAGCATATATTTCCTTAAAGTCCTCTCGGTAGAAGTCCTCAGGTGCAAGTAAATCGAGCACATCAATAACGATGTCGTTATCAATCATCATTGAACCCAAAACTGCTTTTTCAGCATCTACATTTTGAGGTGGTATGTACCCTAGTGCGTTCATTGGCTACCCTCCGAGTAGTTTTTTTCAAGAAACAATCTATACTCTTCATCGTCATCAGGTGGTTTAAAAATTGGATATTGTTTTATTTGAGTTGGCGGTGAATTATTTTTAATATTACTTTTAACGCCGTTCTTAAAATTTTCCTCCCTGGCCTTGAATTGCTCCAAGGTTTTAGCATTATCAAGAAGGCAATTATTAAGAATGCCTATTGTATATTTCCACCTTTTACCCTGCCTTGCCGTCTCCTTGATAGCCTCTATAATAACATCAGGTTCAATACCATCATCGAGAAAGTGTCCTACGTCTTCAGCTGGCGTTTGCGTCATTAATCCGAGTGAATTATCGTAGACCTTTTTAATATCTGAAAAACCTGTTTTTAAAATATCAAGTTCCGTGGAATTTTCACCGCTAGCACCTAAATCTTTTGAAGGTGAAGGTGAAGGTGAAGGTGAAGGTGAAGGTATGTTTTTCCGCGATTCCTCGCGACTTTCCGCGCTAGTGCGCGAGTTTGCGCGACAATGCGCGCAATTTTCCCATGGAGCATTTACCGGAATAGGGCATCCTGACCCATCTTCAAGCCTTTTTGATGCTCTTATGTACGGTTGATATTTATAAAATTTGCATGGTTCTATTGCAATGAAATTTTTATTACCTACTGAATACTTGAAAACTAATCCAGCATTAGCAAATAAATCAATAGCAGAAATGATGTCATTTTTATCAAAGGGAAATGATGGGAATAATTCTAATTTGATTTTCATAGGTGAAGTTATTTCCATTCTTCCCCAATCATCAAAACCAGTTATAAACCATGGCCACATTAATGCAGCTGTTATATTTTCTCCTGCTATATCTGCAATGTCTTCATCGGTACCCATTGCACTTGACACATATCTTTTTCTTGCCATTTTCCTTCAGCTCCCCCTTAAGCAGTTGCCCTGTCAAACATTGTAATCTGTTTATATTTTGGTTTTTCTTCTGCCTTTACCTTAACCGTCGGCGTGTATTCTTCTTTGAAAAGCGGCACAACATCCACATTGTAGTACTGTCCCATCAATTCAACCCTGCTAATTAATCCTTTGGCATTAAATGCCTCCGATATCTTCTCAGAGTACCGAGCCTTGATAAGATAAGTATTATAATTAGCTATGTTATATTGCTCATCCCCTATCTCAATAACTATTCTGCTATTTGCAGGCGCAAGGTCGAATTTCTCCGGACGGTCAATATAACATTTGTCCTCAATTAATTCGGTCTCATGAGGTATACCGAGGTTATCAAACAAAGTTTTAAGCCTTTCAACCTGTTCAGCTGACAAATCATAGGAATAGCTATTCTTTGCCCTAGCCTTAATTGCAAAAAGCCTGTCATAGCAGGATAAATATAATTCTTTACTTTCCATAATCATCTTTCCTTTACTAGATCCCAATATTTTTGCTTATATGTTTTTGATTCTTTAATTGAAAGATCCAATAATTTATTTAAGCGCTCCACTACGGTCGGATTATTGCTTTTTATAACTTTTTCTGCCTCTCTGTACAAACAGCGTATCAAAGAATCTTTCAATACCTGTTCATCCACTCCAAGTTCCCTATGCTTCGCTCTCTTTTCGCACGTTTCGCCGATGTAAACACCTATGTCTTGTGGTATTTCGCTATATACTTGGTCATATAGCTCATGGGGCATAACGTAGTAATTGTAATTACCCACGAAGGTATTGTGCGCCTTGCTGTGGAAATCCGGCTTAGACACCTTAATTTCGTAGCAGCGCCACACTCCCTTGGTGTCATAAGTAAGGTAGTCCACTCTCTCCTTACCGAACCATCCTATCGTAACCTCGAAGCAGCAAAACACACCCTGCTTTCGTGTAGCTTCCCATATTTTGTTTTCGAGTTGCAAAGTTAAATCCGTTTTGCCCATCGGCCCATCACCTTTTCTCAATAATTTCCGACCAATTTATAACCAACGGAACGTCTGGTTCCCGTGGTATTGCCGCCATACATTCAGTACAAAATTCATGCGTCTGGTTGTTTACTCTTGGATCCGGTCGACCACACTTGATACATTTTCGATGTATACATTCTTTTGACCGTATTTCCTCAAGTCCGCCGAGAGGGTGCAACTGGCCTTGTATCTCGCAGTAAAACTCTCCAGTGCCCTCAAAAACATGCATACTTCCGATATTCACACAGAATCCGTCTTCGGTGCAGTGATTACATTCAATACATTTCATAGCGGCCTCCTCAATTCACTTGCTTATTATTTTCAATCCACCCGCACACATCATTGTCTACGAAGTATTCTGCTTCCATATCAAAATTAGCCCATTCATACATGTCACAGTCGCCTTTTCCGTTTCTATAGATGCATTTTTCATTTTGGCACTTCATAAGGCTCACCGTCCTTTCAATCAAACCGAAAATGCTGCCTATCAGGATTTTCCTTGAAATACTTTCTAAATTGCTTTCGAAGTTTCCTAAAAGTCTTACTTTTAGGTATTCCTTTTAGATACTTATAAACATGTGCCCATCTTCGGGTGTCTACACTAACTTTTCTTTGTAATTTATTCAATTGAATCACCATCATTTTTTTGTAGTGGCAGCAGGCCCGAAGGCCCACCACCTATATAAATTAATTAAGGGGCTTGCATTTCATCAAGAAACTGACTTGGCATACTCATATATCCGCCGCCGTGTCCAGCGTCTACATTTTGTGTCCTGCAAATATAAAGGTTTCTTTTTGCTCTAGTGATAGCGACATAAAATAATCGTCTCTCTTCCTCTATATCTCCGCGCCGTGAAGGAAAACATCCTTGATTCATCCCGGCAATAAACACAGATTCGAATTCAAGTCCTTTGGCAGCGTGAACAGTCATAAGTTTTACTTTGTTTTGCTTCTCGATAAGTTTTTCCTGAATATCACGAAGATGCAGCCATTTCAGGAAAGCAGAAACTGAGTAATCTTCTCCAAGGCTTTTTTGAATCTCTGCCCAGTTCATGAGTTTGTTTTGAGCTTGGTTGATGTCCTCACCTTTGCTGAATTTTCTGCCCTGTTCGGCGTATAAACCCATAAGGTCGAGGCGCGCGGTAAGCTGATTAAACATAGCAAGAATTCCGGAATCTTCTGCATCCATAAATTCTTCAAAAAGACTCATCAAGCTTGAAAATTCAGTTGTGGTCCCGTGAAATTCTGGAAGTGCTTCACACAAGCTACATTCGTTGTCAGTAGCAATTAACTGCAACTTTGCTAATTCCATAGATGTAAATCTGGGCTCAGGAAAGTTGATGGCCTTCTTAAAAGCGTGGTCATCTTTCGGATTAACCAACAATTCTAAATAAGCAAGTAGATTCCGGATATCATCCTTCTTAAACACGTCCTCTGTTGCATTTACCAGCTCCGAAGGAATGCCATATACATCCATAGTTGCCTTTATTGCCACCAATTGCTTATTTGTCCGGGTAAGGACGGCAATGTCAGAATACTTGCCGTTTACATACGCAAGGGTGGCACTGGCTATTATTTTTGCTTCCTGTTGAACATCCTCAAGAACATCGATAACGGGTTCTTCACCCTCAACGCTGCTAATCAAAACCTTTTCTGTTTGGGATACATTGTGCTTGATTAACCTGTTTGCAGCTTCAACAATCGGCCGTGTGGACCGATAGTTTTGCTCCAACTTGATAGTCTGCCATTCGGGGCTTTTTGACAGCATCAATATTATGCTGATGTCTGCGCCTCTCCATCCATAAATTGACTGATTGTCGTCACCAACCACAAATAGATTCTCTGGATTAATAAGAGACACGATTCCCCACTGTAGCGTATTTGTATCCTGCATTTCATCAACAAAAATGTGGCTGTATTGGTTTTGTAGCTCCTTGCGAATATCCTCATTATTCTCGAGCAGACGATAGACATTATCAATCAATCCATCAAAATCAAAAGCATTATTGCGCTTCAGATGGTATTGATAGTCCTTAATAACCTTAAGCTCTTCTTGCGCTATAGTAGCAAAATCTCCGTTGATTGCCTTGTCAATATCGTATATACATGGCAATACTTCCTGCACCTTTTTCAAGGTAGTTTTATACTGGTAGTCCTCAATAATTGTCGTAATAATACTCGCGCAATCGTCCTGGTCGTAAATACTGAAATCAGCATCATATCCAAGGCGTGCGCCGTATTGCCTTAACACCTTCACGCAAAACGCATGAAAGGTATTACAAAATAATTTACCACCCTCAGATTTGCCAATAAGCTTTATTACACGCTCTTTCATCTCCTTACCCGCTAACCTCGTGAAAGTTAACGCTAACATGCTGCTACAGCTGACACGGTTTTCATGCAGAAACGCAATCCTAGAGGTAAGTGTTTTAGTTTTTCCGGTACCAGCTCCAGCCAGACACAAAATTCTTTTATGTTCTGAAGTGACCGCTTCAAACTGTGCTTTGTTCAACCCATCAGTTATCATTAGTACACCCCCAGATCCCAGATTTTGAATCCCATGTATTCGTCGCTGAAATCACCGCAATCGGTGAGGTTGATAACACCCGAGATTATGATATTATCCAACTTATCGCCAATGATATTGAGACCTTCAAAAAGCCTAACGATATTCCCATAATCAAGATTTTCAATATTGTCTATCATGAGTATCTTGAGCCTGGGATTGTTTCTTTCGATGATTACGACTATCAGGGCGATAAGCAACATTAACTTCTCACCTGTTGAAAGAGCGTCGAAGTTTAATCTTTCCTCTAACTCATTCACCCAACCGAACTGAAATATTTCCTTACCTGTATCAGACTCGGTGGAAAAGAAAAATTGTTTTGCGGGACCCATAAGTACATCGAGTTTTTGTTGGATATCAACCTTGATAGGATTCAGTATCGACTTAACAATCTCTCCCTGAATTCCTTTCGGTCCAAGTTTGTCGGCAATCATCTTGTAACAGTCTGCATAATGCGCCGCTTGTTTTGCATCAATCATACTTTGCTGAAGGTTTGAGAGAGTAATTTTAGCCTTGTTCTGCGACTCAATTTTAAGTTTGAGCTCACGGATCTGGACCTCAAGTCCGGATTTTTGCTTGGTGGCAATTTCTAAATCAACGATGGCGTCAACTGGTTCAGCTTCAAGAGTCGCTATTTTCTCATAGAGAATGTCGATTCTGGCCGACTTATCCGCTTCAAAATTCTCAGCGTCGGAAATCCTTCTTTCGATACGAGTAATCTCAACACGTGTATCGTTATTGAGCTTTGTTTCCTCAGTCTCTTTCGCATAAGTATTTTTAATTTCGGTTTCAGCTTGAACAATGGAATCCCAGAGGTTGTTGCGTTTTCCAATAGCCTCATTTGCCTTTTCGACTGACTCATTAACCGAGGCTTTGAGAGATACTAGCTTCACGCGTGTATCCTCTATGTATTTGGCCGAGTCTATTGCACATTCAATTTTTGCATCAATTACGCAATGTCCAGAATTAGCAATAATGGCGTCACGATTTTTTATGAGAAATTTTATCTCAGCGCTTTCTTTGGATATGGTTTCCTTAAAGTTTTCTATTTCTGTATTGGCCGCTGCGTGTTCTTCTCTGAGAGTTTTGATGGTCTCGGTTAACTCTTGACGCCTATAGTAATAACTGATTATATTTTTAAGCTCAGCGCCTTTGGTTTCTAAGAGTGTTTTGAGCTCATCGACATTTTCACACTTATCAGCTGTTGTTTTTTCCAATTCAACTTTTAAAGCTGCAATTTCAACATTTTTCTTGTCCATAGCTTTTTTCTTTTCAGTGTCGGCCGCAATCTGTGTTGAAATTTCAAGCAACTTTGTCTGGAGTTGCTCAAGCTCATCCTTGTTATTTTTTATACCTCTATCTGTCTGCTCCAACTCATTTTTAATTTCAGATAACTTTTTCACGGCACCTGCAGAGTTTACCTTGTCTTTTTTCCATGCGGCCAATTGCTTTGAAACATAATCTATCATTGCAGTCAATCCGGCCTGAACATCGAACCGAACTGGGTACATGGCTATTGTTTTGTTTATAACATCAAACATGATGGAATATTTGTCCGGATTGCTGTCTTTCATGGCAAATGTCAAAAGCTCATCCTCGAGATATTTTGCTATAACATCTTTATTCCACGAATCCGCCGCAACTGGAGACATCGAATAAAAAAAGTCTCGACGTTTCGAGTCCGACAGCGATAAAAATTCATTAAAATCAAGCATCACGGGGAAACTCCCTAGTTCATCGATAATCCTTTTTTCCTTGTCAGAATTCAAACGCTCGCCCATCGAAGGGCTGACATCGATTTCCTGAGAAATTGAAACGTCCTTCAGGAAAGTTTTTGGGTTCTCCTTCTCGGACCGCGTGAAAGTCCTGGACATTTCAAAATCATCCAACTTTATACCGGCAGTCATTATATCACTAGAGGAAAGTTTGAAAGTATCTTGTGCCGTCCTTCCACTACCAGGTACATACCCCAGCATTGCCAAACCGATCGCTTGACTCCGGGTTGTTTTCCCAGAACCATTTTTACCTTGAATGATGTCTCGGCCGGTTAACTTTTGGCGGCAGTTCTGACCCTTTATGTGCTGCATTATAATTTCTTCTATCCTCATTTTGCAGCCCTCCCAATTTCCTCATTCAACAGCTGCAACGCCATTTTGTACTGTGGTTTTTTCAACTTATCAACGGAAGTTTTCATGTTCTTTTTCAGGATCTCCGCTGCTTTTTCAACTCCCAGACTTTCGACTGCTTCCTCAATTTTTTCAATAAGTACATCATATTCCCGTTCATCCTCAAAACTCATTTGCTCGGGTTGTGTATCCGGCTGACTTTCTGTCTCCTCTTCCTGGACAACAACTTCCTCCTCATCAGTCGAGGCTACAACATCCTCATCTTCGACAATATCAATTGCTTCGGTGTAATGAATCTTTTGGCCGTCCATTGTTATATCATCGCCCTTATCAACCTGCTCGGCTAATTTTTGCAATTCATCTTCCGAAAGGTCACAGGTCCAACCTACAACTTTTACTTTAGCAGTCCTTTTAGGTGCTAAACCTTGGGGTTGAACGTACATTCGTGAAAAAGCGGCGTGTTTTTTGAGACAATTTCGCTCAACGATTGTTTGGGCCTTCCTCTCGGCAAATAGGCAATTCTGACTGTATGTCTCAAATGCCTTAAAAACTTCTTTGTTGTCGAAGTTTACCCATAGTCCGGCATCGTCATAAAGTGAAAAGAATTGACCATTCACAAAATCATCTTGAGTAAGTGATCTAATATTACAAAGTCTTCCGGCCTTTGTATCATCCTTAACTTTTTTAATAAGGTCGGCAATAAGATATTGCCCTGGATTGTATTGCAGAGTACTTGAAACCATGGAAATATTACCCGTTGGACTTCTCCCGATAGAAACTTTTCTAACCCACACGCCCCGTATAACATTGTTCTTATCCCTCATTATGTAAGGATTTACAACGACGGTACCGTCTTCAAGTTTAAGTGACTTAGGTGTTATTATTGAAACACCCGCAATCTGATTCATTTTTAAGTAACCAATTGCCGTGATAGGATATTTAGAAGGTATAGTTCCGTACCCTTTAATTTCATATATTTCGCTCAATTCTTCAGAAAGAGTGACGGCTCCAACCACAGCCTTTACTCCTCCTGATGCGGTTTTTCTTAAAAATACTTCACCGTCCCCTAAAATGGCTATATTCTGACGTTTCATAAGCTCAAGTTGCGTTTTTAACTGTTCGATTTCTAGATTTTTTGATTCTATGATTAAAATTTCATTCGACATTGTTTTATCTCCTCACATATTTTTACTTAGATTTACGGCCCTCGTTGGCAGACCGTAAACCCTGCATGCATTCGTTATATAATCCAGTTATACTGGTAATTCAATACAACTAACCTTTTATATTAATCATCTGTCCTTGCTCCGCATGCCAGCACGCCAACGAGATTGTATACAATAACGCTCTAATATGCTTCATCGCAAGGATTTTATGTGGGTTTTGATTTTAACTGCTCTATTTCTTTTTCCAAACGCTTGACCTTTGGCCCTGCCTCCCTAGTGCAATCAATCAAGTCGCTCCAAAAGTCAAGGGCTTCATATTTTTCGTTCAATTTTTCAATCAGTTCTGAGTTCATAATTATGCCTCATTGTGGGGTTTTGGTGCCATTGCAAACACATCAATTTCCTTGCCATCTTCCGAAATTACAGTATCTCCCTTACCGCATGTACCAAAAAAGCCATACGCTGCCCAATTACATCCATCTTGACCTTCTTTTGGAGATCCTTTACCCGCAAATCTTCCTATGCAACTTTGATAAGAATCGTTTACATCTGCTCCAGCATCTAAAAATTCTTGCACAGTTGATACTTTTCCACATGCAGGGCAAACAAAAGCCCAATTCTTAGTGTCTTTACCAAACCGATTCCGTAATTCATTTAGCCATTCTTTTTGAGTATATTTAGCCATCTCTTGACCTCCAATAAAATCCATTGTAAAATGGATTTAAGATATTTTTTATTTAGCCGCTTTCGAAAGCGGCTTTTTTATTTTTCTGAAAACCATGTGATTCCCATGTCCAGCTAAAAATTGTATACCGAGAAATTCACAAAGATACCTCTGTTCGTCATCGTCGAGCTGTCTGAACTCTCTAAATGTCATTCTCATAGAAAATTACCTCCTCAAATCGTCTCTGCAAATAGAACAAACGTTTTGACCCATAAACTGTCCTTGACAAATGTTTCCGCAGAAAATACAACCCGGTTCGTACTTCTTTAGAATTATGGTTTCGCCATCGGTAAAAATTTCTAGCGGTGTGCCCTCCGGAAGTTCTAATGTGCCCCTTAACTCGATCGGCAAAACCACTCTTCCTAGCTGGTCAACTTTCCTTACAACTCCTGTTGCTTTCATAAACTTTTTCCTCCTGTAAATTTATTCTTTACCGTTCCGCCGCACTCGTCACAGTCTCACCTCTTTCGAAGCTCTCCAATTATTTTTGTATAAGCTTAATTACGATTTCGCCACCATAGCTGTTTTTTGTGAGTTCAACAAACTCATTAACCGTGAATATGTCATTCTCAAGGTCTATGCCTTTTTCTTTAGCGAAATGCTGCCTACCAAATAAGCAACTACCTGTTAACCTGTTATGCCAATCAAAAAATGTTTTTGCAGGGTATTTGTCGATAAAGTTAAATTCCGACAAAAACATTTCTATTCTTTCTTCTTCCGACATATCATCAAACATCTTCTCACATAGTGATTCTTGGGCTTCTTTAAGTGTGCCACCATGCGCAAAATAATTATCTCGTTTGATTATAAAGCATTTTTTAAAGGTTAAATCATTATTAATAATAAAACCTTTTGCTATATTATTTCTGATTGAAGTTATGGCAGTAGGCGTATCGTCAATATCGTATAACTTAATGCCGTTAAAAGATTTAATACCAGAGCCAGAGCCATCGCCATCGCCAGAGCCATAGCCAGAGCCATCGCCATCGCCAGAGCCATAGCCATAGCCAGAGCCAGAGCCATAGCCATAGCCAGAGCCAGAGCCAGAGCCATAGCCATAGCCAGAGCCAGAGCCAGAGCCATAGCCATAGCCATAGCCAGAGCCAGAGCCATCGCCATCGCCATAGCCATAGCCATCGCCATAGCCAGAGCCATAATTTGTTTTTAGAAAATCAAAAACATTTACATCTTCCATACTTTCACCGCCTCGATATTGGCAATGGCTTCTTCTGTGCATGGTATAATCTGTATCACTCCCGTAATCTCTATTTCCGAAACTACAACAGTAAATTTACATTCGTTAGGTCTTTTAGTTCCTTCCAATGCAAGTTGTTCAATTGCTGCCGCTCCCGTCCAATAGAACAGCTTTCTAACATTTTTCATTTGTACTTCTGTTCCATTTTTCTCGACTAACTCTCCAAAAAATACTCCAGCTCTGTCTGTTCTCACAATTACTTTTGCCATATTATTCAATCTCCTTTTTATTTTTATTTTAGTTCCGATTACATCACGCATTCA